ATGACACAACTAATAAATCCAACAAAATTTACTGAAACTGTGGGCCTTTTAAGGTCCTTTTTTTTGAGCAAAGGCTTTTTAGAAGTCCATACTCAGAATAGACTAAGCATACTTGCCGCATGTGAAGATCCATTTAATGTAGCAACGTACAATTATGCCGGCCAGGTTTGGCCGTTGCCCCAAACAGGCCAGATGTGGTTAGAACATGAATTATTAAGCAAGCCCGATAGTAAGGGCTTTTTTTGTGTTTCAACGTCCTATAGACAAGAACCAAATGCTATACCAGGTAGACACGACATTATTTTTCCAATGTTTGAGTTTGAGTTTCCAGGCAGTGTAGATGATCTTAAAGCAATGGAAATTGAATTATGTGAATACTTGGGATTTGATCCACTAACAGAAAAAACATACAGAGAATGGCAACAGCATTGGGGTGTAAGTGCAGATACTGAAATGGATGCACAACATGAGTTAGCAATGGAAGCAAACTTTGGTAGTTGTTTGATCACAGACTTCCCAGAACTAACATCGCCTTTCTGGAATATGGCACGTAACGATGATGGCAATACTGCTAAAAAGATGGACGTTATCTTAGGTGGTATGGAAACTATTGGATCAGCAGAACGTAGTTGTGATGTTGATATGATGCGTGATACATTCCACAGTATTGTAGACGGAGATTATGCAGAGTTACTATACAAACTATTTGGTAAAGAACGTGTAGAAGCAGAACTAGAAGAGTTCCTCAAGTTTGACTTCTTCCAAAGAGTAGGTGGCGGTATTGGTATGACAAGAATGATTGCAGCACTGGACAAACAAGGAAGTTTTGCTCAAGCTGCATAGACTTATCCAGGGTGGTGAAATTGGTAGACACGCACGACTGTTTATCGTGTGGTAGATAACTCGCAAAGTATTTACCGTGGAGGTTCGAATCCTCCCCCTGGAGCCAAATAAAAGATAAATATTTTTAAGAAAACACTTGACATTCGGTACAACAAGTACTATATTAAGTGTATAACAAAGAGAGATACTACCATGTCAAATACTACAACATATATTACTTGTTGGCCTCCGTGCTTGGGGAATGTTTTGATGTGACTTTTTAACAAAAGTTATTTTAAGAAGCCCCTAGCATTAGTTTGTTGGGGGCTTTTTTTATAAGCACACTATGTCCCACTGCATTGGGAAGTTATGCAGAACATAGATCCCGAAAGGATCGAAGTTAGTGTGTTTTTAAAAAAATATGGGTGTGAAGTGTTATGGTAGCACGGCGGTCTCCAAAACCGCAAGCGGGGGTTCGACTCCCTCCACTCCTGCCAACGGGGATTAGCACAGTCTGGTAGTGCGCTCGCTTTGGGAGCGAGAGGTCGCAGGTTCGAATCCTGCATCCCCGACCATTACCACTTAGTAGCTAATGTCTTTTTAAGTTGTGTTTGGCTACGTATTGCATTTAAACAAGATAGTATTTTGTTTTGTTTTCCAAATGGTTTTTGATAACGATTTTTTGTTTGCCAAGTTCTTGCTTTTTCAGTTTCTTTGCTAAACTCTTGTAGTAATAAATCTTCCATAAATTTTAGTTCATCTTCGGTTAAATCTGTTATTCTACTTGCGACCATTTGGAGATCTCCTTTATTGTGCAATGTCTTATTTACACCTTAAAAAAATATTAGACGCTAACATCTATGTATTATGCGTATTAAAAATATTACTAGTCATGTCTTGGGCTGCTAGTTCAATACTATATTCCCATTGTTTACTTGGCATGGTTTGCCACATTAGATCATCACTATAGTTAATATTCATCCAAGTACTGATTCCATTAGTACGACTACCAAGTATTTCACTTTCTAGTTGTCCTGCTCCCCAACTACTTCTTCCAACAATTACACGCCAATATTCAGGAAACTGACCAATATTCATTACATTCACAATGCTTTTGTCCTTTGTAATGCTCAGTGTGTCATTAAGTTTTTTTGTACTAGGAAGTGTTAAGTCATTACTGTGTATAACAACAGCATTGTTTACGTCTACAGGCCCACCAAAGTACAATGGTATATCACGAGTTAGATGCATACCTTTACGTAATCTCTGAGAAATTTTGTCGTCTAACTGCTTGTTTACAATCCAGCCAAAAGCACCATCTCCAGTATGTTCTTTCATTAGAACTATACTTCGATTAAAACTGCCTGTGTTAATTGTAGGTAGGCTAACTAAAAACTCTCCTGCTAGATTCATTTATATTCCATTTCAGTTTTGATATCGCTACCTTCACGATCATATGCAATCCCCAATGCTAATGATTGGATATCTTCTATTAATATATTGCATGCTTCTTTGTCATACTGTTCTTCAATTAAGTTACTATATTGGTTACGTACTCTGTGCAGCAGAACTGCTTTATCTTTCATAACATTTATACGTCTAATTAAATCTTCAATACTGTGCTGCATGTAAACTCCTGTACTATAATATATATTTATAGCACTGTTGAATGATTAGTCAAGAAAAAAGCGCCTAAAGAATATAGACGCTTACTTCTTATTAATGTGTTGGATACATATTATGTTTGTATTCTGAAATACGTTGTGCTTCTTTAAACATACCTTTGTTACGCAATTCACGAATTGCCATGCAGTATGAACGATATTCCATCGCTTTCAAAAATCTCTTAAACATCTTTATCTCCTAGCATCAAACGTCTTGCTTCTTCATGGTAGCCTTGACGTGATAGTTCAGCTGCTGCTCTTGCTCTGCCTGCTGATTCACCAAAAGCCCATACTGCCATTGCAACAGCAACTAATACTTTACCTGTTGTTTTAATTGGATTGAATTTAAAATATGAGTTACCTACTGCTTCCATTATACCCAACCTCTCAAGTTGCGGTTAACTTCTACAAGCTCACCAAGTGCTGCTTTTGGATATGATTGATGTGCAATGAACTTGATATCACCTCTTGAAAGGCCAATGTCATTTAGTTCATATGTTGTTAGTCTTGATAGTTCGTTGATTGTATGACGAATGTTTCTACGTCTTTTAAGTTCGGCGCCTAGTCTTTTGAAAAAGTTGGCGATGCCGGTTAGTCCAACTATTTCGAATGTATTTGCTACTAAAGCTGTCATTTTTTTATATTTCCTATGTATATGTATATGTGTATAGTGTGAGCTGTTTGCGCTCACACTTTTATTTAACATGTTTTCTTGTGAATTACTACTGTGTTCTAGTTAAACACGATATGCGTCTAGTGCAACTGTGCGTATATGCGCAGATGTTTTCTTATACTAGATTGCGTCTATCAATAGGGTCGCCACGTAGCATACAATCCATTACGTATGCTCTGTCATGTTCTTGAAATTCTGTTTTCACATAAGTTTCGAGATTTTTTTGTCTCATTTCTCTAGGTAGTCTGACCGCAGTCATTACACTACCAAGCATGTTTGCTAAGTTTGTCATTGTTTTCTCCAAATGTAATGATGCATTTTATGGCGTGCGCCCGTTGTCTTTTCAACGTGTCAGGTCGAAGGTGTGAATAACTTCTCTTTTCTGGCCGTTTTATTTATAATAAAATATCGCAGAAAACCAATGCATTCGTCAAATAGACGATATGCAATTACTGCATTACTGATTAAATAATGTACGAATACTTTCAGCGTTATCTAATGTATATGGGGATTTAATTTTGGACATTAAACGTCCTTGGCAACGATATCCAGCGCCAACTGTTCTTACGTCATAACGCTTGTTTGGTTTACTACCACTTGGTCTAAAACCAAACTCGATTTGCATTTGTGCTTCTAGTGGAGGTACACCTAAACCAATATCATCTTTACCTAAATAAAATAGTCCTGCACCACCTAGTTGTATATAGTAAACACCTTTTTTATTATAGTGTTGTACAATAGCACCTACGTTGTCAAATTTTTCTCTCGCATTAAATGGTATGAGAAGTCCTTGTTGTTGTGCCGCTGTCCATGCATTTTTTTCTACTGGACCTGGTGGTATAGCATTAGGCATGGTTGCATGTAATTCTACAGGTTCTTGTTGTTGCACAAATGCCTTCCACTTCATGAAAGCATCTCTCTTGGATTCAACAGCCGCCTTGTAGTAAGGAACAGCGGCAGGGTCAACTGCTTCTGAATTTACAATCTCGAAGATGTTTCTATCAAAATCAGCACGAACACTTGTTCCGCCCATTTGATCTTTTGCACCGCTTTTTACTTCGATGTTAAATGCTCTACCGTTGTATACTGCTTCAATGTCTCCTGCGCCTTGGTTACTAAAACCTGCACTGGTATCAGCTTGCCATTCTAACCCAGCGACATTTGCTTGAGTCATAGCACTAAGTACAGCGGCTTCGTATGCAAGCCCGCCGTCGTTACGACCTTCAGTTGTTAATAATTCATTTGCTCTCATACAACTATTTATTACATCTTAGTTGTCGTTGACTCGTATGTTCGATTAAACTGGTTGTTTACACGAATGAATGTTGTGCACTTACTAAGTTGCTTTAGTGTGTTTGCACCAACGTATGTACATGTACTACGCACACCGCCTAAGATATTTTGCACAGTGTGACCAACAGCACCACGATATGGTACAAGTACTTCACGTCCTTCGCTACTACGATAGTCTTTTAAACCACCAAAATGTTTTGTGTTTGCTGCGTCACTACTCATACCGTAAAACTGTACAAACTGTTTTCTTTCAATTACACGTTCGCCATGTAAATCTTCTAACTGGTTAGTTTCATAAAATTTTTCAATCACTTCGCCGCCGCCTTCATCGTGCCCAGCAAGCATGCCACCAAGCATTACGAAATCAGCACCACCAGCAAATGCTTTAGCCACATCACCAGGACAAGTACAGCCACCATCAGCAATGATATGACCGCCAAGACCGTGAGCGGCGTCTGCACATTCGATAACAGCAGAAAGCTGAGGGTAACCAACGCCAGTTTGTATACGAGTAGTACAAACACTGCCAGGCCCAATACCAACTTTAACAATATCTGCTCCATTTAAGATTAACTCCTGTGTTTGATCTGCGGTAACAACATTACCTGCAATGATTACCACACGTGGAAAACGCATTCTAAAATCAGCAACAAATTCTACAAAACGTTGACTGTATCCGTTAGCAACATCAATACAAACGTATTGTAAGTTTTTACCAACTGCATTATATACTTCAGTAAACTTTGCTTCATCATGACTTCTAATACCAATGCTCATAGCAACATACTCAGTACGTTCAGTCATTCCTTCATTAAAATAACTGATAAGCTCTTGTGCACTATAAGTTTTAACCAAGCAAGTCATTATTTTGCCAGTAGCTAACTGGTCTGCCATTTCCATGGTACCAACACCGTCCATATTACTTGCAATAATTGGTACACCTGACCAATCATAATCATCAAGTAAGACGCCTTGGTTTTTAAAACCTCCATGACAGAATGTAAACTGTCGCTCCAGGTCAACTTCTTTACGTGACCCAAGAGTACTACGCTTTGGACGAATCAGAACATCACTGTAGTCCAACAAAATTTCATTTTCAATTCTCATATTATTCTTCTTCTACCTTTAATGTAAGCGGGAAGCCGTTTGAACGACTAATATTAGTTGCTTCATAAACTTTCTGTTCAGCAATTTCGTACTGATAAATTCCAGCAACTCCCTGTCCTTCGTTATGTACAGAAACAGTGATTGCCTCAGCCTCACTATTACTTTTATGAAATAAATTAATTAATAATTGTATTACAAATTCAACAGGAGTGTGGTCATCATTATACAGGATGACTTTATACTTCCTTGGTAGGTCAAAGCCAATATCCAAGACTTCGTCTGTTGCTAATTGTGTACTCATTTAATATCCTGTTGATCAGAGGGGCGGCAGTACCGCCCCCCAAGTGTTAAGCTGCTTGCGTAATTTTAATTTTACGTGGTTTCTTTTCTTCTGGAATAATACGCTCTAGTTCAATATAAAGCATACCATTTTCCATTCTTGCACCTTGTACTATAACGTCATCAGCTAAGGTAAAGCTACGAGTAAATTTACGTTGTGCTATTCCCTTATGCACCCAACGCACTGTGTCTGGGTGTTCCACTAATTGTGGATCATGCGTGACTGTTAAAACACCTTCTGCGACTTCAATATCTACGTCTTCCATAGATACTCCGGCAAGTGCCATTTCAATTTGGAAACGCTCTTCTTCCTGCACAATATTATATGGTGGGTATCCAGCGTTTTGCGGATGTTCAACATATCTAAACATGTCGTTAAACATTCTTTCTAGTCCAACACTGTGAGGGGTGAGTTTATTCAAGTCGATTGTAGTTAGTCTATTCATCTTTTATCTCCTTTTAAGCAAGATGTAATTTGAGGACCCATAATTGGCATCCACATTTATTTATTAGTTGAAGTGCTTACCGTGGCACTTCACGTGCTTATTACGCTGCAACCCGTAGTCTATAGTTGTATATGTCTTATCATGGCGCCTTTACGTCCGAGCGCATTGAGTGCCGTTTCTTGTTATATTCATAATATAATACATCTGGTACTGATTGTCAAGCTATCTATTGTTATTTTTTTCTTGTTGTTTTAACCACCGTTTACGGGCGGCTGCTTTTGCTTTCTTGCGCTTTAGACTTGGCTTCTCATAGTATTCTTTATCACGAAGATCTTTTAAGATACCTTCATTGTTCACCATCTTTTTTAATTTACGTAGAGCTCTACCAACATCATTGTTGTGTACTTCTACATAAAGGCCTTGGTTTACCTTTTCTGGTCTTCTAGCCATTCTTACCTCTTTTCAATATCCCAATCAATCTGTTTCCGTTTAGGCTAGGTTTTGCATCCCATTCAACATTAGTAAAAGACTCATGTACTCGTTCAAGTATTTCAAAACCTATTTGTTTATTTGCGTTTTCTCGACCTTTAAAACGCACCATGAGTTTAACTTTGTTGCCTTTGGTAAGAAACTTATCGATATTTTTTAATTTTGTTTCAAAGTCATGATCACCAATTCCAGGACGAAATTGTATCTCTTTAACCTCAATACGACTTTCACGCTGACGTTTTGCTTGTTCTTTTTCACGCCGTTTTTGTTCGTAGAGGTATTTATTAGCATCTAAAATTTTAGCTACCGGTGGTTTTGCTGACTCAGTAATTACTACTAAATCTAATCCACGACTTTCAGCAATATTAATTGCCTGTGCTTTATTCATAACACCTAATTGTCCTTGATCGTCAACCACTCTTAACTCATTGAATCTTATTTGTGAGTTAATAGGTGTACGTGGTTCCGGTTTGTTAAATTTTCTCATAACATTCCGTAAATATCATATTGGTAATCATTATTTCTCCTATGTTAATTTGCCATATCTGACATAATTGATGTCATGTACTCATCTGCTGAATGGTACACAAAATGTTCGTCTGACATTGTATTAAACAATTTAACAATGTCTTGTCTATTAGATTGGTTTTCATTGATGTACACTACATTGGATTCAGTTAATAAACTAGAAACTAATCCAGCTGTGTTGACGGTGTCCATGTGTACAAAAATATTATTACTTAAATGCATCACAGCAATTAACCAAGCTAAATTATTTAAGTCATTTGGCCAATGGTATATAGTTACTGGCACACTTTTAAATAAGTTTTCATGTAATCGTTCAATTTCCCTTAAAAAATCATCGCTTGTACTTAAAACTGAAATGCTAGGTCCAGTGGCTGTTGCCATTAAATCCGGTGCTGTGATAGTGTATATGCTATTGTTTTCCAAATTTTGCTCTTATTCTTGAAATGGTTTTGGTGGTGCTAATTTGCCATCATACCCGTCTGGCCATATGACTTCTCGTTTAGCACGTTCTTCTTTTGTTAGTTCTTCTGTTGGTCTTGTATCAGTATACGGGTCATATTTGTCTTTGTCAACCTTTTTGTTGTCAGGTTTTGGCTTAATGGTATTATGCATTGGCCCAGGATTTTTTATTCCTGCGGCTGCGGCGGCTGTATCCTTCCATTTATCTGCAACTTCTTGTAACTCTGGTAATATGCTTTCCTGTACTTCTTCCTCTTTGGGTTCAATTACAGGTTTAGGCTTTTTTATTGGTGGGGGAGGTACTCTTGGTGGTAGTCCTCTATCTGCTCTACGCCATTCAAATATATACTGTGCACCAATTAATAATGCAACTGCTAATGGATCAAACACAAATATAATAATAAGTATTACCCAACGTACAGCATCTTCAAGTGTTGTACGATCTGCATCCTCGTATATAAACTCTGCCAAGTACTTAACAGGTCCTACTTCTGCTTCTAGTTTTCTAGCTTCACTTTGCAATGCAAACTTTTCATTTGTAATACGATCAATGTTATCGTTTGCTGTTTTAATTCTGGCTAACTGTGCATCAGTTAATTCATCTAGGTCTACATTTTCACCTATCTGAATTTCAGCACGTAGTCTTTCAATAACACTCTGAGACTGTGCAATTTCTGCTTCTGCTAGTTCACGTAGTCTAGCTATTTCCACTTGCGCATTTTCAATTTTTATGTCTGGTGAATTGCGTAAATCAGTAATACTATCCTGTGCTAATTTACGTTGTTCTCTAACAGCAGGAATGTCTATATCTAGTACTGTAGTAATTTTTGCTTGTATGTTATCACGCTGTGATTGTAAACTACTTTCTGCATCTCTACGAATACGATCAATTGTATCTAGCAATCCTTGTTTACGTTCTTGTACTGCTTCGGTTTGTGCACCACGTATATTGGTTACCAATCCAGTTAAACGTTCACGTTCAGCAGTAACAGTTGCTTGCGCAGTATTACGTATCTCACTTGATTGATCTTGTAAGTTTTTAATAAGTCCACTTAAACGTTCACGCTCAGTTGATACTACTGTTTGTGCTTGTGCTTTAAGAGTTGTCTCTTGTCCTTGTAGTTCAGCAATACGAGCACGTTGAGCTTCTAACCACGAGTTGTATGCTCTTGTTGTGTTACCACCAAATAATCCATCACTAGTAACACCAATAACTGCTTGGCCTTCTTTAATTTTATCACGCTCACGACTTTGTAATTTGTTTGTAACTAATACTATTTGTTCTTCTACTGCACTAATTTGTTCTTGTAAGGTGTCTACAGCACTGTAATCTGGCTTTAGTTCTGCAATACGATTTTCTAAAACAGCAATCTGTTCTCTAAGTGTAGGTATAGCACTCAAGTCTGGTAGTAATTCAGCAATACGTGCTTCATAGTCTGCTGCTTGGTTATTAAGTTTTACTAAATCATCATCAAGTTGTATAATTTGATCACGATAAGGTTGTACTTGTTCCTCAACACTAGCAACATTGGTATTAGCAAGTTCAGTTCTATATTCAGATACTAGGCCATTCAGTCGAACAATTTCAGTATCTAAACTAGCAATCTCATCTTCAAACACAGCAACCCTTGTATCAAGTGCTAGTTCCTGTGCTTCAATAATGTCCAGTTGTTCTTGTATACTAGGTTGACGTCTTGTATATGCACCGTCAATACGTTCTTGTTCTTTATCTATCTTTTCTTGTATACCAACATCTTCTTTGTTAGCATCTTCTTCGCCCTTAGCAATACGTGCTTCTGCTCTTTCGATAACTTCTCGTTCTCTTAGAATTTCTTCATCAAACCTTGCTAGTGTTGCTACTTGTTCACTGGCTGCGGCAGTTTGTTCAATATGTGCTTTTGATAGAAAGCCAAAGATACCCATACTTGTAATAAACATTAGTACCAATACAGCTACACTTAAATATAAGCGTAACCACCAGGCAGCACGACTCCAATAACGATGCAACCACACTGCGGCTACTAATTTGCCTATCTCAAGTGCGCCACCCATAATAATAATAGGTATACTGGCGGCTGCAAAAATAGCAACTAGTCCTGCAACACTATAATATATTGCAACGCCACTGATGGTCAGGGCTACTAATAACGTTAAAATACCAAAAAACATTTCTTTAATCTCCGTATCGTGTGGCTAGGCCTTCACTTATAAGTGTTTGATTTACGTCGATACGGTTTTCATTCATATCCAGGATGTGGACATGTCCAAGTGTTCTACCAGCCTTGCCACGTTTATTCATAATAGTGGTACAGTAAAACTGTTTTCCAACTAGCTCTGCTAATCGGTTACGAGCATCGTTTGCACGTTTTTTTTCATCTTGATCATGGCTTCTAATGTCTGGACAGTTAACACCATGTAGTTTTATTCGTTGACGTACTAGTACGTTAAATCCTAAATCGACTTCTGCATCGATAGTATTTCCATCCACAACACGCAGTGTAAAGCACTTGTACTCGTACATAGTATTAATCCTGATTGGGCTTTTGGGCAGCCAACCATTCTGTTGCACGGCGATCACGTGGCGGTGAATTTAAAAACTTCTGTACATTTCTATATACTTGTCTAAAATTTTCTTCTCGTTCTTTATTTTCCTGTCCCATTGTATTATCTACAACATGGAAGTTAGCGGCGCCAAAAACTTGCTGGAATTGCATTAAGTTTTGCTGAACTGTATGCCACATTTTTTTTACCATTTCATCTGGTATTCTGCGAGCTCTTTGTTTGTTTAATCTTGTTGCTTGTTCAAGGCTAGTGTTTACCATAATCATCATAGTATCGTAACCTAATGATTTTAGTGCTGCTGAATCTTTTGATACTTTATCGACGTCTTTGCCTGTACCATCAATTATAACACCTAAGCGTCCATCTAAGTAGTTTCCACGTCTTTTTTGTGTAAGATCTTTAGCTCTACCACGTACCTCTTGACCTTGTGGACTTGCGATAGTTGCAGGGTCACCCATATCCATATTTTTCTTATGCATCAAGTATTCATAAATTTCATCACTATTAATAGTTTTAAGGCCAGTGCCACCTAGCATCTTTCCAGCCACATAGGACTTTCCAGAACCAGGGCCACCAGCCATGAATACTGCTTTAAAAATGTGAGGGTCGTTAGGACCTTCTTCTAATGGTTTTATTAATTCATTTGCTCTCATACATATATTTATGCTAATCCCAACGATAGAACTTATGAACTCCAATACTACCAATAAGTGTCATATCACGAGCCCAACGTGGATTCACATAATGTGCATGATAATGAGTTGCGCCTTCTGTTAGTCCACGAAACTCTTGAAATTTCATAATACGCCAAGAAAGTGTTTGTGCAGCAATCCATGCGTCTTGGTCTTTAGGTACATCTGCTTTTCCATCACAGTACCAACTAAACTGACAACGATTACGAATCATATTGCCATTTTTATCTTGGTAACCTTGCTTAACTACATCACATACTGTGTCAGGGTAGCGAGAATCACGTACACGGTTTAGTACAACATCACTTACTGCAATCTGATCTGCCATGCTGCTACCACGTGCTTCGTAGTAAATGTTAAGTGCCATACAATATTCTTCAGGAAATACTTGTTCTTCCCATCCTGCAAAAGTTGGTCCTGCAAACACAGGGGTTGCAAACAATACAACCGCAATCACCACAAAGATATTGTACACACTGCTCAGTGTATCAATTAGAAAGTTTTTCATTTCTGCCTCGTTTTTTACTGTTTAGATTAACTGTCCGAATTTTATTTCTTGACGTATTGTTCCACGATCGTCAAGAAGTTTAACTTCGCCGTCTTTAACTTTACCAACTTGTGAAAGGCCTTGACGATCTTTTAGTTTTTTCTTCATATGATTGATAGCATCTTTCTTACTACCAAACAATTCAAATTGTTTTTTAACGTTTCCATTGTTAATATACTCAATGGTTTCTATTTCAAATGTAGCCATAATTAAACACTCCTTAATTGTAATATAACGTTTTAAGCTACACTTGTCAAGTGATAATTACCATTCTTTATGGTAACCATCATTTTCATTATCATTATAGCCTCGAGTATAGGCTGCAATTTCACCAGGGGTCATATCTTTCATTTCGACACGCTGCCCTGTACCTGTTCCTTGTGGCCAATAATGCGGATCATATCCTCTACGGTAATACGAGTCAGCACCACCTCTATCATAAGGACCACCATGTACTTCGTCATTTTCAGAACTTACTTTATTTAAAACATCAATGGGCAATTCAGATTCAAGATCCATTTTATGCTACCTCTTTAAATCCAAAGTTTGCTACAACATGACGGTTACCATCTTCGTCTTCGATAAGATCACCAACTGATACAGAAGCCATACGATCAAGACGAGTAATCTGAGACTCAGGACCAATGTTGCCGACTTGGAAAACTTCGTTCAAGCTATCAGCTTCAATGTATGAAACTGCATTGTAAAGATTTTCATACAGAGCCTTTTCAGCAAGGTCTACAATCTTCTCACCTCGAAAATCAAAAGCCATATCTGACTTGATATCACGCTTCATGCTTTTCATACCTGAATTGATACCTTCGATTTCATCATTTGTGTAGTTGATTTGATAAACTGTATATTTCATATTATAACTCCTTGTTACACTACTATTATGAAGTAAAACGTCTTGGTTGTCAAGCCAGAAAAGGCAATTATTTGTATATTTCTACTGTTACTGACCAATAAGGTTCACGTGGCGTAACCCATTGCATATCTTTAAATGTTTCTTTTTCATCTACTAGAAATGGACCGCTTACATAAACATCTGCACTTGGATCATTGGGAACACGTTGCTGTTCTGCAAACTCAATTGCAGTTGCTTCATGTACAAATTCATAATTTTGTTTGGTATGCATTGTGTTCTCCTTAACTTATACCATCACTATAAAGTAAGACGTATTGGTAGTCAACAAAAAACAGAACAAAGATATTGTTGAAAATCAAGGAGTTATAATTTTTTTTCTAAATCAAGCCATTGATACCAGCTAGGATGCCGTATGGTAAAATCAAGTTGCTTGCGCTTGCGTACTAATTCATAATATCCAGGAGCATATGGTTTGTAACGTGGACGCCACTCTGGTCCAGTCTTATCACTCTTACGCCAGTTGCATGGCTTGCAGGCTGTAATACAATTAGTCCATCCAGTTGTTCCGCCTTTACTTAAAGGCTGAACGTGGTCTGTAGTAAGTTCACTTTTCAGATGTCTTTCACCACAGTATCCACATTGATATAAATCTCGTAAATATAAATTGCTTTTGCTGAATCGTGGCTTACGTGTTTTATGCATAAAGTCTTTTAGCATAATAACTGCTGGCACTTTTGTTTCCCAACTGGGAGATCGAACAATCCAATCGTCATACCAGTCGAGTACTGTGCATTTATCGTGGTACATATACATTACTGCTTCTTTCCATTGTACCACACTTAATGGCAAGAAGCTAACGGGCTGTGCGTCCGCATTTAGCACTAGTGTATCGCTCACGTTAAGTTTCCACTTCGTTTTTGGATATTTATTCTTCAATGTCCAGTGCTTTAATATCAGCCCAGAGTCTGTCTAATGCTTCTTCTGTCCAACTATCTGTCATTTCTAATGTTGCGTCAATACTAAACCAATCACCATGATATTGAATATCATCCGGATCCATTGGATCAAATCCGTCTTCAATCATTTCTTTACATACTGCTCGATGCAATCCGCTTTTACGAACTGCTCTCTCAAGATTGAAGTCTATTACATTACTCATTAGTCGCACTCTGGAAATTTGTATTCTACAATTTTACGAATAGTTTTTACATGTCCGTTAAGTTTTTGTGTTACATAATTTTTTGGTTCATTTGCTCCATGCAAAAACAATGCCCGTTTTGCGAAGCCAAATATTTCTCGTTTATTGCTAGATAATATTGTTTCTCTTGGATCGTTATCGCCAATTTCATCAAGATATCGTAATGCATATAATGTTATGTCTTCCACCCCTAAGGGGACTTCGACTTTTGCCATAATTTTGCGCCCGTTGCCAGTGTCTTTAGATCTCATTTTAAATTTGCCTTTCATTTGCCTAAGGTTAAGTTACAGTTCTTTATGCCATGACGTCTTACCATAACCTATTACTTTCATAATATACGGCAAAACGACTTACTTGTCAAGTATTTTCTTCAATATTATTTATAATTCAACGTATTCAAGTTTAACACTCCAGTTTACAGTGCTTGTGTCGCCACGTACTCTTATTGACATCTGATTACTGATAATTGTTACACTGGCATTCCAGCCAGCATCTACTACAGTCCAATCACTGTTAGTATCTGGACTTGTATAGCTACTTGTGCTACCTCCACTAATATTAGTGTTTGATTCGTAGATAATCATATCGTGTTCTACTTGTGTTGCAGTGGCATATGCACTGCCTGCACTCCAAGGATTTACTGATGCTTCTCCAGTATTACGCTGATAATCTATACGGCCAACTGCGCCAACAAAACTATCAATATTAGCGTTATCTTGTACTACACCCTGAAGTTGCCATGCACGTTTTGTTGTTCCACGTCCTGCTAATACATATATTTTAAAAAACCAACTTTTGTTAGTATTTGGTGATAATGGTACTGCGTTAAACAATACTGGTGTTGATGTTGCGTCAGTAGTTGTTAATGTTGTATTTGCTACACCCGGTATAGTTAAGTCAACTTCATTTGGATCTTCAGTAATTGTTATACTGGTGTTAGAGGATTTTAGTTTTCTGAATTGTAGGTCATTTGTTACTCGTGATTTAAATAGTTCTACGCCAGTGCCTAAATTACTAGCAGTTAGTGTATCACTAATAGTAATATCGTTTGCATTTTGTACAATGTTAAGGGCACCAGTAACATTAACTTTTCTAAATTCTTGTTCGTTGCTGGTATTTTTTTGTTTGTAAACTTCTGCACCAGTACCGATATTAACAAAAATGTTGCTTTGTGCATTGACGTCATCGATAGTTGCCAAATCTCTCCAACTATTTGTATCAACATAATATGCTTCTACTTCATTTGTTCCATTATTATAGCGTAACATTCCGCTATTGGGTGGCGATGATCTTTGACTATTGTTGCCAACTGGAATAGTAATTGATCCCTGTCCTGGTACAACTGGGTTATCAGCTAATCCAATTACAGGATTACCTCCTGCACCGTTGCCATTAATAACAGTTATTTGATTATTAACTCCTGTAATTAATCTTGCAACAGCAACAGTTCCATCTTTAGCAACAAATCCTGCGCCAGTTAGTTCATTAACGTTTTTACCAAATGCAGTAAAGGTTACACTACTTTGCTGATAGTCTGACATTGTGCCAAAGTTATATACGGCAGTATCTAGTCTTGCAAATATAGTTAAAATGTCAGTTCTTACTACTAAATCATGAGTATTTGTTTGTAGTGCTAGTTGTGCTTCTTCACTAGCAACCAAATAGACATTAGCACCGCCGCCTTGATTTACAGTAATAGTACCTTCTGAAACTGTTTCTGTATTAGTTGCATTGTTGCCGTCACTTGTGTTTAACCCACCAGCCAAATAACCAGGGCTATCCGGTACTGTTGGATCACTTCCTAAACTTTTCTCACCTTCTTTTTGTACTGCATTTGTAGTGTAACCAATAATTGTACCGCAATAATCATATACTGGTATCTGGTTATCCACATTACTTTGTGGATCATCCGCAGCATCTAATAATGCAATAAACTCATCATCAAATAATAATTTAAAAATATTTTCATATTCAATTGGTGTAGATTCTTCTGGTGTTAAGTTGCTTGCACTGATTGGTGTAGATCCAGTTGATCCACCTAACACTGTTCCTGGTCTATATGTTACTGGATATCCAGCAAGTCTATCATATAACCCTTTCATACTACTTGCAAGTCTTGCATTAGCAGCAATACTACCGTTTTGTGGATTGTGCATAACACCAATACCAGTATGACAGTTTGGATCAGGTGTAGCAAATTGGCTACCACCTAACGCATATGCGCCATTGATATTATTCTCAAAACTGATTAGATTTGATATACTATTACTAACATTTGAAATATCACCACGTATACTATCAATAACACTTTGTCCAAGATTTCCTGCATTAATAGCACTAATGTTATTTGCAATAGTGCCAAGTATTCCGCCATTAAATACGTTGCCGTTAAATCCACCTGTACCAATACAAGCACATACATTGCCAGGTGCTATTTGTCCAATATCATCAATTAACTGCTTACCTGCACCAAGAAAACTTCCCATAGCACGTTCTAGCATATTTGGGATGGCAATTGGATCAACTGGTGCGCTACAAAAGTTAATCATATTTGCAACGTTTTGTGCTTCTGCTAGTACACCGTTAAGTCTGCCTAGCACACTGTCCAATTTAGTATGATCCATGAAGTCATTCATTGCACCTTCAAGTTGCGTTAGTGCATCATAAAGTTCACCTTGTAATGCAGGTATTTGCAATAGCGCATTAATATTAGCACTTAAACAAATTTGAATGTTTGGTAGTTTTATACCATTACCACCTAGTACACCACATAGTAGTTCACGAAGTGTAAAACTATATTCAGCTTGTGCAACTGCTCGTAGATTACTATTACCTAGTGCAGATGTTCCACTTAAATGATGTCGAGTGTCTAAGTACTCGTTGGCATTTTGTAAGCCACTTTTAAAATCTGTGTAATCTACCATATTAACCTCCGGCTCTTACATCGCCGCTTGCACTAGTTGCTGATGGACCACAATGTTCAGGACCATAACCTGGTCTGCCACAATAGCTATCACGTTGAGCAGGATCATTTAGGATAATGATAGGTTTTCCGCCAGCACGAGTTCTTCCACTGGTTGCAGTGGCACGAAGAGAGCCACCACCATGAGTATTGGGGTCGCCCTCTGTGCTAATAAATTGATTATTTACTCTGACATTATTAACTGTGGCTCTAGTTGATGCTCCACATAGTCTCTTGTCATTATTCCTGTGTACAAAGTTCATACACGTATTTATTAGATAAGCAGACTGCTTTCTGTAGCAGTTGCAATTCCTGTTGTAGATTGCATATAGCCATCTGCAAGTTTCTTTTGTGTTTTAGTGACTGCTACAATCTGGCCTTTACCAATAATAACAGGATCACTATTTGTTGTATCAATACTCATAAGCCAAGGAATAAGCATTGCTTTGCCGTCTTGTGGATTAATTGTAAGTACAGTTGGTTTTACTACTTTTAATTCGCTTCCTGTATCTGCATCAAATCTAGCAACGACTTCTTCGCCAGTACTGCATTTGATAGTCATTACATCGCCTTTTTTAAAGTTTGAAATTACTAACATCTAGTTTTACTTCTCCAATAAGTTCACGTACAGTATTGGGTTGTAGTCTTATTAACGCCATACCTCCGCCTTCTACTAATAGTTTGCCATCATGATAAATCTGTGGCATTGTTCTGTGACCTTCGCTAATTAGAAACTCACGTGCTTCTGGGTTTGAATCTACATTAATTTCCTCAAACTCAAACCCGTTCTTTTTGAGGTAATCCTTAGCCATATCGCAATAGCCACATAAATTTTTACTGTATACTGTGATCATAAACTAAATCCTTTGAATGTGTTTTCGTTCACATCTTGTTTTGTACCACCGTTAATATAACTAGTAATCTCTGTTTCTTGCGGTGCAACTTGTACATCGCCTCCTGCAATCCATTTCTTTGTCCAAGGCAATGGGTTACTAGTTTGATTATAAATTTTAGGAAGTCCTACATTGTTCATACGCTTCATTGCAATATGTTCAATATACTGACTTAGTAGTTCCTTGTTTAGTCCAAGCATACTACCGTCCTTAAACAAATAGTCTGCCCAGGCCTTTTCTTGTTCAACTGCATCTGTAAACATCTTGATGCTTTCTTCTTCAGTTTCTCTTGCAATCTGCTCAAACACTGGATCATCTTTTTTCAATGTTTTAAGTAGTAGCTGTGTTGACCCCAAGTGTAGGTTTTCGTCACGTGCAATAAACTTGATAATCTTAGCATTGCCTTCCATCTTTTTAAGTTCAGCAAATGCCCAACTACATGCAAAGCTCACATAAAAGCGAACACCTTCAAGAATATTAACACTCATCAGTGCCAACCATAGTTTCTTTTTAAGTTCATACATGTCAACTTTAACTTTTTTGCCGTTAACTGTATGTATTCCTTCGCCTAGTAGATTGTAGTACCCAGCACCTTCAATTAAATCGTCATAGTACTTGGAAATGTCACCTGCGCATTCCAATATTTCTGGAATTTCCATTAGCTCGTCAAAAATGACACTTGGATCATTATATACGTTACGAATAATATGTGTGTAACTACGACTGTGAATTGTTTCACTAAATGTCCAAGTAATAATCCAGTTTTCTAATTCTGGTAAACTTACAATGCTACCAAATGATTCTACTGGACCACGTCCTTGAACACTATCCAACAAGATTTGTCTTTTAAGATTACTTGTAAAAATATGCTGTTCATGATCCGTTAATAGTTTAAAGTCTTTACCGTCACGATATGTATCAACTTCTTCTGGACGCCAAAAGAATCCTAATTGTTTGTCTGTAAACTTATCAAAGCTAGGATACTTCATTGTATCATAACGTTGAATTGTTACTCCCCCTGAGGGGTCAAGAAACGCCAAGTTGTTTACTTGACTACCTTTATTTTCTGTATTAAATACACTCATCTCTGTCTCTCTTTATATTACACAGCTTTCGCATGCATCGTCTTCAATTGTTATATTATCTTCCACTATAGTGGTTTGTTCCATTTTGTCAATATCTATTTCACCAGCACCATCAAATGTGTTAAAATAATACAATTGTTTGCCGCCATATTTGTAGAACATCATTAAATGTTGCAGCATACTACTCATTGGAATCTTTTCATCTGGGAAGTGTTGTGGATTGTAACTTGTGTTTACACTAATGCCTTGGTCAATATACTTTTGTAGCACAGCCATGATTTGTAAGTAACCTTCTGGTGATTCTTGATCCCATAATAGTTCATACTTGTTTTTAAGATGGTGAATGCCAGGCACAACTTGTTTTAGAACACCATGTTTACTTTGCTTAACACTCACCAAACTACGTGGAGGCTCAATGCCGTTTGTAGCATTACTAATTTGTGCTGATGTTTCAGCAGGCATAAGAGCCATTAGTGTACTATTACGAATACCTGTTTCACGTAATTGTTGACGTAGTTCATTCCATGGCATACGCTCTTGGGGTGCTACTAATTCATCTACATCACGTTTGTATGTATCAATAGGTAAAATACCGTCACTATATTTTGTTTGTTCATTCCATAAACATGCACCTTGCTCTGCGGCTAAATCAGCACTTGCTTGAATTAAACTGTAACTCCAGGCTTCCGCATACTCATCAATTAACGCCAAGTTGGGTTGACTGTATGTCATATTGTTACGTGCCATCCAGTATGCTAAGTTAATAATACCAACACCTAATGGACGTCTGCCCATGGTTGCCATTTCTGCTGCAATTACTGGATAGTTCTGATAACTGAGTAGAGCATCAAGTCCACGTACTGCTAGTTTACCAATACGAATAAAGTCACTTGGCTTACGTACATTACCCCAATTAACAGCACTCAGTGTGCATAATGCAATTTCGCCATCTGGATCATTAAAGTCGTTCAGTGGTTTTGTTGGTAAGTTAATCTCACAACACAAGTTACTTTGTCTAATAGGTGCATGCTGTGGCTTAAAGCTACCATGCTCATTACTGTGGTCTACATTCTGTAAGTAAATGCGCCCAGTGTCTTTCCGCTCTCCCATAAAGTGACTAAACAATTCAATTGCCTTGACTGTCTTTTTACGTAGTCGTGTATTACGCTCTGCTGTTTCGTATAGACGTTTAAACTCGTCTTGGTCAGCAAAGAACGCTTCGTATAGTCCTGGCACATCACTAGGTGAGAACAGTGTAATATCGCCACCCTGGATAAGGCGCTCATACATCAATTTGTTAAACTGCACACCATAATCCATGTGACGCACACGGTTATCTTCTACACCTTTGTTATTTTTAAGTACTAACAAATCCTCAACTTCCAAGTGCCAGATAGGATAGTACAGTGTTGCCGCACCATTACGTACACCGCCTTGTGAACACGAACGTGTTGCCGATTGGAACATCTTATAAAACGGTACTACTCCGGTGTGATAGGCGTCACCTCGACGTATAGGGGATCCGAGAGCTCGTATACTTCCTGCTCCGATACCAATGCCTGCTTTTTGTGATACGTATTTGACAATACTGCTAGTAGTAGCATTAATACTATCAAGGCTATCACCAGTCTCAATAAGAACGCACGAACTGAATTGACGTTGTGGAGTACGAACGCCAGCCATAACAGGAGTAGGTAAACTAATATCAAAGTTACTAATTGCATCGTAATAATCTTTAACCCATCTTAATCTTGTTTCTTTATCATAGCTTGCAAATAATGTTGCTGCAATAAGCATGTACGCCATTTGCGGTGTTTCTAGTTTTTGTCCTGTAACACGGTTTTGTACAAGATATTTTCCACGCCATTGTTCCATGGCGGCATATGTAAAGTCTTGATCACGATCGTGTTTAATATAATCGTTAAGTTCATCCCACTCTTGTTCAGTATAATCATTGAGCAACGCTGGATCATACCATCCTTCATCTACATTACGGGTAATCAGTTTTAGGATGTGCCAAGGCTCAAAACTATCATAAACTTGCTTGCGCAGATGGTATACAATTAATCTGCCAGCAACCCATTGGTAATTAGGAGCATCTTCTTCAATTAACTCTGAAGCACTTTTAATAAGTGTTTCTTGGATGTCATCAGTAGTAATGCCATTGTAAAAATGTAAATTACTTTTCATTTCAACTTGACTAGGGCTAACGCCATTAATGCCTTCACATGCATAAAATACTACCTTGTGCAGTTTTTCGAGGTTTATTTCCTCTTTACTTCCATCTCTTTTTGTTACTTGAATGTTGCTCATTATGTCTACGTCCTTATAGTGTATACCAATTCGTTACCGAATCTTCCTAGTTCGGTTTTTTATTATTATTTTATTATGCTTTTAATATCTGTTCTGTAATTTACAAAACATGTTTTATCATCGGGTAATGTACTTATACATCCGTGATCAAAGTTAAGCAAGTGTTTATTATCAATCAACGTGCAAAGTCTCTGAAAACTTTTACCAATGCATGTTACATATAGTAGTTCATTTTTAATGTCTGGATTGGCATAATAGATAGTGTATGCCATACCTAATGCTAAACTGTTATCACAAAAGTCTCCTTGATGTAACATTTCCCATGGTGTTGGCCACTGATCTGGAGTTACCGGATCAATGGCTATATTAACAAGTGGTGCACTTCTCCACCACTGTACTACAGTGTTACATACATCTAGTGTATTTGTTTTATCCAAGCCATTGCGAAAGTCACGCCACATGCTTAAACGCTTACTGGGCGACTCGTACCAGGCTCTATGGTTTAATTGCTGTTCCAAAGTTGATATGTATATTTAAATTTCGTTATAGCATTAGCACCATCAGTGTACATTAGTCTTAGTGTATTGGCTACACTAATATCTGCACTAAAGGTTATATCTACTGCTGCGGTTTCGGTATAGTTATCATCAATTGCACTTGTTGAAGCACTAGTATCTGTTGCCATTCTAATCTGACCAACACGTACACCATTTGTACTTTCTAGTGTGTAATCAATAATTACAATATTGTATAGTGCAGTGTCTACACTAAAGCCAGTTGCGGCATTGTTGCCGTTTGCTGGTAACTCAATACTACTTGGATATGTTTCATGGCGTTCAATACTGATTTCACTATTAAAGTTTACAGTAACCGCACCAGTTGGTGCAGTTGCAAATGTTAAGGTAGTTCCCGATATACTGTAGTCTGCAGGATTTACTTG